AGTCCCAATACAATAGTTAATTTAACTATAGAAGATACTTTAGCTGATTGGGTAGTTCGAGGTCATATGACATTTTTTTATAACCCAGAAGCTGCTATCGGTATTTACGATGAAAGACTAGGACAGATATCTAATTCGACAGGCATTTTAACACCAGAACAAAAAGGTTTTTATGTTTTTAGAAACGATGGTAATGACCTTTTAAGAATTCGTATTAACCCGGTGCTTGACGGTAGTTCTTCTAATTTAGATGTTTTTAATTTAACGGATGGACTAAGAATTACTGATGATAGACATTGGACTCTGTCTTATCTATTTTCCATATACGACATTGAAGATATAGATTTGCCGCCGGGTGCCCGTAACCAGGCTTCTGCCACAGTCAAAGCTCTTAAAATTTATTTCTGGGATTCCTGGTATCAAAGAATGTTATCTAACAGACTACAATATTCAACCGGGCTATCTATTTTTTCGAATGCTAAAGCGGATATACAACAAGGCAAATACGCTAACCCCGGTACTTTATCTACCGGGCAAGCAATGAAGGAGATTATAGATTTAAGTTTAAGTCAAGATTCTTCACAAGAAAAATACACAGGCACCTTTATAACCCCAGCACCCTCTTTAAACTTTTCGTATAATCCTACACCCCCAATAGGCCCGGAATGGGATCCTGGAGCTACCAATATTTTCTTTACTGCACCAGCAGGTCATAATGCTTATGAGAGTTTAATGTATGTTTACGACAAACATGTTAGTAGTTCAAAGCTCGGTAAACCTCCTACTGCTTCTGCCCCCCGAGGAGGCACAGTGTCACAAAACGACTTGTATGATTTTAGTATATTAGTAAAAGAGCGAGGACCTAAGGCTACCGATTTAGGCCAGCTAACACTTAAATCGATGTCATCTTATTTTCAAAATGCTGGTAACAGAGAAAACGTACCTGGTCCCTACCAAATAGAACATTATTTTTTACAAAGCTACGGTAGTAGCTATACATCAAAAATAAACGACCCTGACGTACCTAACAACCAGGAAAGAGCTACAAAAAGCCTACGTGCCCCTATTAGTAACGAACCTAATGATGTTGTTGACCTTAAGACATTAAAATATAACCAAATAACTAATTACCGATTTGTAGATATATCCGCTTTAACAAACACCACAAAGTTTTGCAACTCCCCTGTATATTCGTTTGACTTCAAAAATAGAGTTTTTAATGTTGAATTTAAAAATAACTCTGTTTTAGCAGCAAGAGAGTTTATGTCTCAAAAGTATATTAACGAGCTGTACCGTAAGAATACTGACAACGAAAAACTCTTTTTGATAACTCTTGATCAAGATAAAAAAAATAAAAACGTACAACCTTCTTTTTCTTGTTACGGAGATGACCCAATTATTAGACAGAGTAGCGGTCTTCAAAAGTTGCTCTATGTTGGAGTTTTCCAAAATGCTTGTGTTAATTTCCGCACTTTAGGGCTGACTAACAGAGAGCCAGGCCGTTTTATTGCTATAGACAAAACAGAAGGAGTAGAGTCAGGGCCTTTTGAAGATAAGTTCTTTGGTCAGTGGTTTATAATAAACGTAAAGCATGTATTTGAAACAGAGTTTTATTATAATGATATAACAGCTATAAAAATACACCGCTTTGATTCCTTACCTTTGAACTTCGTAGGTACAATTGATAATTAATAGCATGAAAAAATACTACACAACTATTGATTTACAAGACGGAAAATTTGTAGGAACAGTTTTTAGTTCTTCTACAAATCAAGAGGTGTATAAAACAAAACCTTATAGTTCTCAAATACAAGCCGTACAAGATATAACAGGTCATCTTACAGGACAGCAAAATACCCCTCAGACAATTACTAATACAGCATCTCATGTACCAGCTCCTGCTCCGGTTACACGCGGTAGATGCTGTGGCCGTTAACAGTTGTAGAGCTGTATACAGGCACTAAACCAGTTAATCTCTTTATCTACTACAATAGCATCCTTATACATGCCTTCTGAAATAGTAAGAAGCGCTTTAGGGTCTAGATTGTTATTGTAAGCTACTTCAAACATTTCCTTGAGTAACTGAAGATAGTCTCCCGAGAAGTCCTGCTCTCTTTCAATAACGTATTTACGGAGCTCAAAAGGCGTAACTTTACCGGTAATCTTTTCGATGACTTTGTTTGCAATACCCTTAACTTGATTGTCCTTAATAACAAGGGTTCCCGTAAAAGAGAACTTCTGAATATCATTAATAATACGCCGTAAGTCAGGATAACCAGATCTAACAAGTTCAACGAGCTTAGGTTTCTCGGTATCAGGAACAGTGATTCCCTCGTTTTTAAGTATAGCTACTACTCTATTCAATACTCCATCAAGAGGAGGTGTTAAGTTAAAGATCTGACACCGCGATTGCAGAGCAGGAATGATCTTAAAGAGATAGTTACAAGTAAAGATAAACCGAGTGTTATCAGAGTACTCTTCAATAACATTGCGAAGTGCTTTTTGTGAATCGAGTGTAAGAGCATCACATTCGTCAAAGAGAACTAATTTCAGTTTACCGTCCAAAGATTTAGTAGAAGCAAAACCAATAACTTTAGAACGAATCGTATCAATGCCATTTTCGTCAGAAGCGTTAATGTAAAGATACTGACAGTCTAAGATATCGTTAGCAATAATCTTTGAAAGAGTTGTCTTACCAGTTCCGGGATTACCGGCAAAGAGTAAGTTAGGAATTTCTTCTTTAGATTTTAAAGACTCAAAGTACTGACGCTCTTCATCAGTAAGAACAATATCAGTAAGCGTCTTAGGACGGTATTTTTCTACAAAAAGGTTCTGAAACATGTAGACAGTATATACTACTTCCCTGAAGAACCAAAGCCTTTTTCGCCACGCAAAGAAGGCACTATTTTTTCTACAAAAGAAACTTTTGTTTTCCAGACTTTTTCGATTTTAATTTGAGCAATTCTATCCCCTTTGCTAACTTTATAATCTGTGTTTGAAAAATTGTATATTTTTACTGCTAAATCATTTTTATAGCCGTTATCAATTTCTCCTAGATGTGGTTGTAAACCAGCCTTAAAACCTAAACCAGATCTTGGTCTTATTACAAAACCGAACCCTGGCGAGATATATGCACAGGTTAATCCAACAGGCACTATTGCACTATCTTTAGCATATATCGAGACCTCTTCTACGCTGTACAAGTCGAAACAATTATCATCTTCATACGCCTTTGTTGGTAGTTTTGCGTCAGGATGAGTTTTTACAAATTTAACTTCAACTTCATCATTGACTGTGCCTATTGAGGTATAAGTATTATTAAATGAATGCATACACGTATATTATAGTGAGAACAAATAAAAAGCCAGGCCCTAAATTTTACTTTGGTTATAAAACAATTAAAAAAGATAACGGCAATTATTACGGAAGTAGTAAATATCTTAAAGAAGATATTAAAAAATACGGAATAAAAAATTTCAAAAAAACAATTGTAAGGTACTATGAAGATGAAAAAGACGCAATTATAGCGGAAGAGAAATATTTACAAAAAATTAACGCAGCTCAAAATAAAAATTTTTATAACCGCATAAACGGCAATGCAAGATGGACTACTTTAAGCAAGGTATACCCAAAAGAAAATTATGCAAAAACCCATTATAAAGTTTTACTGAAAGGGGAGCAACGAACCGAAGCTCAAAAAATCGGAGATGCTAAAAAATATAAAAATGGGCGATCTCTTGCAAGACTTAAAGCTGATAAAGAACACAGTTTAAGAATGAAGGGTAAATGTCTACCTGATATAGCGTTACAAAAATCTCGAGAAACTCAAAAGAAAAAACGTAATGAAATAAATCAAATTTTACGAGAACAAAAACTAGGTAAAACAAAAGAAAATAATTTAGGTAGAAAAATAACTTCTGAAAAGTTAAAAGGTAATCAAAACGGCAAAAAGGGAGATTTAGTTTTAGCTAAAATGTCTGAAGAAGAGTTTACTTTATTTTTAAAACAAAAAAGCCAACACCCTAACGTACAACAAATGCTTAAAACAAGAAGACTTAATGCTCAAATATTTTTACAAACCGGTATTTGGGGCAATTTACGCCGAAGAAAGAGGACATACATTATTCATTGATAAGCTGACGTCCAGTATATACCCCTTCTTTGATTTCTCCAATAGGTTTTGCACCAGGTTTTACGGCATTAATTTCTAACCATTGAATTAACTGATCTAATTTGTCTGCGGGGACGATATACGTTCCATTAATTGTATTAACGATAGTTTCCATCTAGATATAATATCATAAAGTTTGAAGAAAGCAACTACAGGCTTAATTAATACTGATGTCCGATATAGATACTCTTTTAGACGAACTGTCATCTTTTTCTATGCCTCAAACAACAGCAAAGTCTGTACCTCGAGGCACCCCTACTACTATTACTGAAGATAATATTAATGATTACATTCTTCAAAAAACCGGAGCTCTAATTGACACCGGTCTCGGAGCTGTAAACGACTTAAAAGATTTTATTGTACAAGGTCAAAACCCCGATGAGATAGCAGCTCTTTCCGAACTTATCTCTTCTACTACAAAAGCTATCGAAGCTCTTAACAGAATTAATTTACAAAATAAAAAAGCTAAAACAGATAAAGAACTTAAAGCAATTGATATTGAAGGTAAGAAAGCTGTGGCAGGAATGTTGCCAGGCAACAATGTCACTAATAATACGGTCAATTTAGTAGCTTCTAGAGAAGAAATCTTTAAACAACTTTTAAATAATCTAGAAGAAGAACCTGCTGTAGAAGTAATAGAATCTACCATAGTAGAAGAAAAAGAAGATAAATAATTGATATGCCTCTTAATACTGATCCTAATTTTCCACCTTCCGGTAATGCACCTTATGCTATTAATAGAGAATGGTGCATGGGCGATTCATTGGGATACATGAACGCTAACTTCGATAACTTCGATACCAGAATTAATACCGTTTCAACTAACTTTGTTTCTCTATCATCATCATTTACGAGATCGTTATCTTCAAATGGTTATCAAATAATTCCGGGTGGTCTTATTATGCAGTGGGGCGAGTCTGGTTCTCTTGGTGGAGACGTCAACCAAACGCTAACTTTTCCGATACCGTTCCCGAATGTGTGCTTAAAGGCATTTGTGTCTATAAAAAATACCAGTACTACTAATGATGATATTTTTGCTCGGGTTATATCTTACAATAGTACACAAATAACTGTTAGAGCTGAAGGTACACCTGCAGGTGTTACTTCCGGCACTCGTTCCATCGACTATTTAGCTATAGGTTTTTAATTAGTTTACTTGATCGGGCATGCACCGCCTTCACATTCCATGCTCTCAATGTCACCTTGTCCGATATTGATTGAAGTAATTGGTTTAACTTTCTGAGTTAGCTTTTGATATTCTTCTTCAGAAATTTCTTCGTAAGGAGCTTGTGCAAACCCATGCTCGTTATGGAGCAAGAATGAGACAGACTTAATAGAAGTTTCGTAATTATATTCGAGCCAGGCTTTAATCTCTTCAAGTTCCTCTTGACGATAATAAACCGTAACTGATACAGCGTTATCCGACCAATAGGTTTGAATCTTCTTAACTAAGTCAAGCTGCTGAACTGCTGTCATATTTTTAGCTACAACACAGCTTTGTCCTGCAGAGCAAGGGAAGGAGACAACAACAGTTGAATGATCTTCTTTACCGTCAAATCCGCGAACAAACTCAACGTGATAACCGAGCTCCCGGCAGATGTTAACCAGCTTATCACCAGAACCCATTCTCACTCTACGGATATAGAACGGTGAATAAGCTGGGTGTACCCCTGGAGTTGAACCTGCCAAAAGACTTAAAGTACCTGAAGGCTTTACTGTAGTCAGTTTAATTGATTCAGGATAACCCTTAGTCTTTGACCACTCTTTATCAAACTTACGAAGAGCTTCATAAGCTTTATCAAGCCATTCAATCTTCTCATCTGAACACTGACAGATACCAGTTACACCGAGACCTAAACGCATGTTCTTATGAACAATCTTATTTGTCTCGTCGTGAATGAAAGGCATAGCAGCTGTTGCTTTCTGTGTCTTGTATAACAGAGTAGCACAGTCGACGAGCTCTTCTACAGAAGAAATGTTATTGAGATAGAGCTCAGAGAGGTTACAACACTCGTAAGAGGTTAATGAAATCTCAGCACAAGGATTAGTACCCAGAACGTTATCTTCGTTAGTAGGATAAAGCTTAGATGACTTCATAGGACCGTCTTTAAGACGACCAAACTTTTGTGATAAGGGAAGGTTAAAGAAGCCATAAGGTTCACCTTTAGCAAACCCGGTCTCTTTATCAGTTACATAACCGTTAGTCCAAATCTCAGATGAAATATGGGAAAAGTCATCAGCATAAATCGTATTATTGGACATAGCTCTCCAGTTAGGAATGTTACCCAAAGACCAGTTCTTAGCTCTGAGATAGAGATAGTCATCAGGATCACCTAGAGCGATCTGAGCTGAACGACGAACGTTCCCGGCAACAACAATACTGCCAATAATATTGCAGATGTCAAGTACGTCGGTTGATCTTAGCTTTTTACCTTCTCTTAATTGGAAGATCTTAGAAATCTTTTCAATACCTTCAATAAGAATACCAGGACCGGAAGCAGTACCACCGAAACCAGCAATCCTCTCACCAGCACCTCTAACAAGAATAGTTGAGTAAGAGAATGACTTACCGGTGTCGTAGTAAGCTTGTAATGTCTTACGAAGCAGTTCTACCCAGCCCTGACGTGAATCAGGAACAATAAAGTCAGCATCCTTAGTATTGTGATGTTCTACGGTTACCCCTCTCTTAATCTTAGGAAGTTCGTGAATGTCTTCTCTGCGAATAGAGAAACCAACACCACCACCTAACATAAGGTTTTCAAAGACGAACAAAAAGGTCTTCGGGTCATTGATAGAAACGTACCAGCAGTTAAGCAAAGAGTTAGCACCAAACCTCTTAACTGTTTCTGTGCCTAGCTGCCAAAGCATACGGCCAGCAAAGTTACACTTAAGATTAAAAACCAGATCGTAAAGACGCTGTGCTTCAGCAGGGGTATAACCAGCTCCAATCTCTTGTGCACCATTGATACAGCGCGCCACTGTCTGCCACCACTCTTCTGTATTGTCTGTACCTTCGATCTTACGAGCATATGTTCTCTTGTAGACAATGTAGCCTAAGCCGTTAAAGCCCCAAGGTACTTCTTTGTTTACATATTGTTGTAGGAATGATTCTGGTAACAGATCAGAGGAATAGTTTGTGGTACTCATAAAATTTTTAGATAGGAAAACGTTCGATTTAATTTAATCGATTCTACACCCAAATACTAGCAAATCTACTTAGTATTTTTTCTTTGGTGTATTTCCAGCACCTGGTTTGGAATCATCCCAGGAATTACCATTAGGGAGCTTTACATTTTTATTATCGAGATTGATCTCGAAATCAGCTGATTGTTCAGCTTTTTGCTCTTCTGGCTTAATTTGAATTTTTGATTTACGTTTTACAGAATCAGGTACCGGGCCGGTGTTGATTCCGTCGTCTTGAAGTTCAAGAGCTTCAATAGGAACCGTCATTGGGGTACGATAAAGACCAGGGGCATACTCAACAATAACGTCTGCAAAAATAGCATCTGGAGACTCAGTACCACCACGATAGTTTTGTGTTGTAGTAGGATAGATGGATTTAATAGCAGAGATTCTCAGATTGAGATCAAAGCTGGGATCCATACATGATTTAACGATATCTAGAAAATTTTGACCTTTGTTTCTAAAGAAGTCAAGTTTAAGAGCGTCTTTTCTGAAGCGAACACGGTCCCCGATAAGAAAACCCCCTTGTTGATAGCGCTCTAATAGATTTTCGTAAAGTACGTTAAATTTAGTTTCCATAGTAATTGTGATATTATTTATGCAATTTGTTAACTAAATAATAGTGTAAATGGCCATAAAAATCAAAAGTCTTGAAGATGCCTCTAAAACCTTTGTAGATCAAAAATACGTCTACAAAGACTTATTTTTAGATTTTGAGTTTAGTCGTCAAATAACTCCTGGATACACTCAATCCACTCTTGGCAGCGATATTAAAGCTGACTTTGATTTAGGAGCCATAAAGAACTCTTTAACTAATTTATTTAACACTTTACCCGGTCAAAGATTCTTATTCCCTGAATACGGTTTAGACTTATATCAATTTTTATTTTCTCCAGTAACTGTCGAAAACGGCGATCTTATTGGTAATGTTATTTACAATGGTATTAAGACTTACGAACCTCGAGTTATACCAAAACAAGTTAGGGTAGCAGCAGACCCTGACAACAATCAGTATTTTGTCTCAATAATTATTGAGGTACCCGTTTTCAACATAATCACAGATACAAACTTTCTTTTTGATATAAAGAAGCAGTCTTTTGTGTTTATAGAAACATCACGAAACAATTAAAATATGGCAAACAACAACAGCAACTTTGAAATACCTAAGGGCGGATATGTAGCCTTTGATGCATTATCGTTAAGACAGCTTATTGTTCAGCGACTTAATCAGCAAAACGTCTTTACAGATCAAAACTTCATAGGTTCAAATCTAGCTGCAGTTATTGATATTGTTGCCTATTCTTATAACACTCTTATCTACTATCTTAACAAAACGTCTACGGAATCAATGTTTACTGAAGCGCAGTTGTATGAAAACATGAATCGCATTGTTAAATTAGTAGATTACAGCCCGGTTGGCTTTCAGACATCTACCCTAACGTTCGGGTGCTCAGCACAAGCAGCTCTAACTCAGGGCATTTACACAATACCCCGTTATTCCTACATTATAGCAAACAACATACCTTTTTCTTTTAATGAAGACATAACATTTGTAAAAGAAACAAATGGAGTTGAAGACCTTAACGAACTCTCTCAACAAAAACTACTTTTCCAAGGTCGTTATGAGGAGTACCCGGTGTATACAGCAGCCGGCGACAGTAACGAAACATTAATACTCGATGTTAGTAACGTTTTAGTTGACCACTTTAATATTGATGTTTATGTTAAACCCGCTCTCACCGGTACTTGGAGACAGTATTCAAAAACTGCAAATCTTTATCTAGAAAATAGCTCGGCTGAAAGATATGAAATAAGACTGAATAGCAATAATCGCTATGAAATCAGATTCGGAAACAATGTAAACGGCAAAAAGCTTGAAACTGGAGATCAAATAGCAGTATATTATCTGGTTAGTAACGGAGCGAACGGTGAAATCGGACCTAACGTTCTTAATAATAACTCAGTTCTTGTAAACTATAATACCACTCAGTTTAATCAGATATTAACTGATACACTCAATAACCAGTATCGCTACCTTACAAATTCTGAGATGACAAACGTAAAATTTGTTAACACAACATCTTCTACCCTATCTCAAGAAAAAGAAACAGTCGAGCAGATTCGAGCAGCTGCACCTGCACTTTATCGTAGTCAGTACCGTCTTGTTACTACAACAGATTATGAAACCTTCGTAAAAACTAATTTTGCTAATTTATTGTCTGATGTAAAGGCTGTAAATAACTGGGATTATGTTTCAGGATATCTCAAGTACTTTTACGATATAGGTATTGATGCCCCTGCAAAGACTGATCGTGCTCTACTCAATCAGGTGCTGTTTTCAGATGCATGTAATTTTAATAATGTTTACCTAATTGTTGTCCCAAAGACTGCGTCTAATGGTCAATTCAATTATTTGTTCCCTGCTCAGAAAGAACTTATCAACTCCGGTGTACAAAATACAAAAATGGCCACAACTGAAACAACATTTATAGATCCAGTCTATAAAGCAGTATCTTTAGGGGTTGGAGATTCTAGCTTCACCCCTGCTGATGAAGATCTTTGTGAGCTTACTGTCACAAAAGCAAGCAATTCTCGAAGAGATAACCAAGCTATTATAAACGATATTGTAAATATTATTTCTTCTTACTTTAGCAGAAACAACCTAAAACTTGGTCAAGTTCTTAACATAAGAGACCTCACACAGCAGATTCTAGGTATAGACGGAGTATCAACGTTTTTTACTACAAGAACTGATGACCCTACTATAAGAACTGAGGGACTATCTCTATTTGTCTGGAACCCAATTTATCCAGGCAACGATAAAATCGTTACACAAAATAACGTAGCATTTAAATACTTTGAATATCCTTACTTTAACAATATTGCCCTTTTATCAAACAAGATTAAGGTACTTACCAATAACACCTTATACGGAAACACTGAGTACTAACAAAATATATGGTAACGGCTAATTTTTTTGTCACCCCTTTTACTGGAGACGTTTACGCCACAGACTTTACTTTTACCGATGAAACTAGCGGTAATATAGTAAGTAGAGTCTGGGACCTCGGCGACGGTAATTACAAGTATAACGTAACAGAGTTTACTCACGTATACAACTACCCAGGCACATACACTATAAATTTAACCTGTATTGATAATAACGGTAATAGTAGTGTAGCATCTAACCAAATAATTACTGACTACCCCTTCAGGGACTATGTATCTTTTACACAAATACCCGACAAATACTCAGACCCAGGCAGCAAGCCTACCGAACCGTTTCGTGTAGCGGTTGTTACTTCTCAGTTAAATTCTCCCTTAACTGTAAATCTTTTTGCTGCTAATTCAAATTCAATCCCTTTTGAATACGTCCCTGAACAGTGGAGCTTTTTAGTACCTACTTGGAGATTTTTAGACAGTAAAGATAATTTTATTACAAGTCTATCTGTCGAACCGGTAAAGATATTCAAAAACAATAAACAAGTAGGTCTCTCTGGAGAAGCCGAATTTTATTTTATTGACGATACCAGCACCGGCAATCCTACAATTAACTGTCCTTTACTTTTAGCTGCTACTCTTCAAACATCTGCCTTTAACTTCCCTGAAGATTCCCGTGCTTTTAACTACCTGAGCTACTCTAATAGTACGGTCGCGCAGGCCGTTATTGTTTGGCAAGTTAACGATCTACAGCCAAGTTTCTTAAAAGTAACAGGTAACTACGTGGATGAAATTTATTCTCGTAAATGGACAAACGTAAAAATACCAATACTTATTACCTGCCACAGCAGTAGAGAATTTTACGTACCTGGTTCAGGAGAAACAGATTCTAATATTATTTTCTCTTACCCTCCAAGTAATTCAGTAGGATTAAGCGCTGACATAAAATTAAGTCTATCAGGAGTGCCCGATAGTTACTACACAGTCGATGAAGCTCCTTTATATTTCCAAACACTTGATAAAGAAGGCTTCAAAACAGGGGGATATGTATTTACTACTGTTACTCCCTTATCCCCTATAGCTTCAACAGTTATACAGGCAAGTAGTACCGTGTTTGATACCACTATTGCTGAGGGTAAGTTTAATTTTCCAACCGGCCATGCTCCTAACCCGTTTGTTTGGATAGCTAATCCGGAACAAAATAGACTCAATAAGATTTCTTTAGTTCCCTACCCGTCTTACTGTGAGACTATAAAATACTATAAAGAAAACGGATTACTTGTTGATGGTTATATTAAAACATACGAAGTGCCCTCTTTAAGCACAACAAATACTTTTAACTATCTAATGTCGGGCTTCTCTGGTGTATATGGAATAGCTATAGACCCTAGAAAATATGACGTACTCATTACTGATGTTGAGCTAGATAGAATCTACAAATATTCTACGTTTGGTCAGTTGCTTTGCACAGTACAACTTTCAAGTTTTGGAGATTACTCACCTCTGTCAGGAGCTTATACACCGAGTAATATTGCAATAGATAGGTTTTATAACGTTTACGTTTCGCTCTTTAATTCAGTTTCAGTTCTTAAATTTGATAAAGATTTAAGTTTTGTTAAAGCTTTTGCACCATCCGGTTCAAATATTTTTAGTGAGTTTGAAAGTGATTTTTTAATAAAACCTCCTGTAGTAGAGACAGATATTAACAGTAATGTTTGGACAACTTACGCTCACCCTCTCTGTAGTTTTATGGTACAGTATAACCCTTCAGGTGTACCCATTAAACAAATACCCTTTAATAACTATTCTGTACCCGTAAGTCTAGCAATAAATGTAGATAATAATATATGGGTAGCTAAAAGCTTTAACGTTACCGAGAATTACGGAGCTATTGATCTTTATAATTCTACTACTGGTACATTAATGAGCTCAATAACCGGTTTTACTAGACCGGGTTATTTACACGTTGACAGAAATAACAGCTTATGGTTCGTTCATGACCTAAGAAGCATAGGGCTTATAACTGAAACAGGGCAAACATTTTCGTGGTTTGTTAGTACCGATGGAACATTTGTACCTCTAACAATACCCACCCCTCTAAGCGCTTCCTATTTGAGAGATGATGAAGAGCTTGGAGGTTTAGGTATAGATGTTTACAACAGGCTTTGGGTTATCGATAATACAACCAATAAGACACATCTTGTCACTGCTGATCCTTATGCTGACTTTTCTACAAAGAGAACTATTAAAGTATTACCAAATTCAGTTTTAGGTTATAGGTTAAATGATGACTTATCTTTTTCTTACACTATAGAAAGGGAACAAGAGTATCCTTCAGCACGAGCTGTAGGAGACTGGACAGGTAATAAATGGTACCAAAAATATTCTAGCGCTCTGTCTGCTCAACCCGTTTCCGGTATATCAGTGCCTTTTACGGTATATGATTTTGAAAACTCCTTTCAAATACAAAGAATAAATGAAGACTTTAATACTGCCGAGTATTATAAATCTTTAGCTCTTCCTGAAAACCTCAAAAACAACACAAATTTGTTTGATCAATTCTTTTCTGCCGCGGTTGGTACTAGCATGCCAAGCGCTTATGAAGATATTGGTCAAAATACTTACGAGAGAATAGCTAACTTCGTCAGTAATCATGCAGACCCTGACACTTGTAACATAGATCAGCTTATTTCTCTTGCTAGTGAGGTAGGTCTTGACGCTAGTACTTACGGTACAGACTTTCCCACTGAAATTAAGAAATATCTCGATATTGCATCTATACCCCGAGAAAAGCTTTGGGGTATTTTATCACCACAACCCATACTTGCCCAAAGTGTAGGTGCACAACTAAACCCGCAAACTGCTTATCTGACAGCGGGCACTAAAATATTTGTAAAGAGTAAATTTGACTCTACTACCTCCCTAATTGAAGTACAACCACTAACAACCGGTGCAACAATTTACCCTCTATCTGCTTTTGAAGGTTACGGTTTAATACAACCAGCCCCTGCAAATTACTTTTTCTATTCGTATAGTCCGGTTGTTTCAGATAAATTTATAGAAAATATAATAGATTGGGAAAACCCTTATACAACTCTTAATCCTTACGCGTCAACCAATGCTGAGTGGTACGGAGAAAGTGGAGCCATAGAAAATGTATTTAATTATTTGTTAACTAAAAATTTAGTAGTTAAATAATAAAGATAATCTTTCTGTGGAAACAAGTAAACAACAACAGTTTGAACGCTATGCAAGACCCGCTTTACAGGCTTCCAGCGAAAGCGAGGACCAGCCCTTGTCTTATATTGACTGGTATAAGTCCCGTACCGGCATTATCCCTGGCCAGGACTACAGACAATATAATGAGTATCTTTTAAATTGGTATAGAGATAAAAATACAAAAGAAAAAGACAATCAAAATCAGTTACAGATTAATTTTTTGACTCTCTTAAAGCAGTTACAGCTTTTCTTTTCTAATGAAGAGGCAGAAAAATGGTATAATAGAATTAATATTCAGGATGAAAAAGAACTATTATTAGCGATACCCTATTTTGCAAAAAAATTAAGAGATATTTCTCTTTATTATATACAACTTAGACAAGAGATTAAAAAAACTAAGCTAAAATATAATCTTAGAGGTACAAATACTGGAGTAGTGCAGCAACTTAGAGAACAATTACTAACTGCATTTACAAAAAATAACAATGCACCTGTAGTTATACCCTCTTCTATTTTCAAAGGCGTACCTGAACTTAGCAGTATTAAAGATACACTAATGATACAGGTAGAAGAAATGTTTGATGACCACAGTTATTTTGATCAAAGCTCTACGGTACCGGTTTCAGCTTACTACGATCTTACTAATCCCGCTGTTGAAGAATATTTTCTTTCTAAAAACCTACCTCTGACAGCTACAGATTGGATTTATAAAGCAGGTAGTTTCGATATCTCAGATGATGTGGTAATTGACGGTATCAATTACTCAGCTGAGCTTTTAGAAAAATATATAGCTGGTGACAAATATACAGCATCTCTTCCTTCTGTAAGTACTGGTTCAGAATTTTTTACTCAAAACATACAAACCGGTAATAACTTTTTCTTCTGGCCTACAGGGCCCTATAGAACAAGTGCTCTCAATAACACCAGATACTCGCCGCTAGCTTTAAGCGCTTCCGGGCTCCAAGACGTAGCTACAGCAGGAACAGACATACAAGGAGCAGATACCATTTTTGTTAAATCTATTTCCGGGACTGAGGGTGCGTGGTTTAGACTTAAAAAGTTTGATTTCAACGACCGGGTCATGTCGGTGTATGTTGAAGGCAATAAAAAAACAGGTTTTAAATATCCCTTTGCGGGGTTTGGCCTATCGGCTGATGATATTGACTGGACAGGCCCTAGTGTGAGATATAATTCTCAATATTTTTACCTCGATGATGCTGTAAAGAAAGCTATAGAAAACGAATACTGGAGCTTTAATACGTCCCTCTCTACAGTATCCCCCTTGAGTCTTAATGCTATGACAATGATTTCAGGGGGTGGATTTGCAAGTAGCGTATATGCTTTAGCAGATAAAATTAAAGTCTGGGATAATCCGCCGTCTTTCCAAGCCGGGGCTTATTCAGGAGATGTTAAGGAGGCATGGCTGTATCGGGCTGATCGTACCGATATTTCAGTAGCACCCTCGGGTACTAGTACTATAGTTTGGCCCTATCTCAAAATAAACCCTGAAGAAAGCTTTCCTACTTTTTTACCCAAAGATTTTAGTAATGTTTGCCGACCCATAGCTCTTTCAAGTGTACCGCTACCCGGGAGTACCTGTTCAGATAACATTAGTAGTTCAGATGTTTTTTATAAACTAAACAACTACACAGATACACCTGAAACTGCTATAGAAGGAGCCTGGCTATCCGGTAGACAGTTTGCTCAAAACAACTTTGTAGGTATATCCCAAACCGGTCTCAACGGGGTATTTTTGCCCGGGCAGATTACAAGATTTATCTGGGATGGGGAAGACCTTACAGATGCTGAAACAGTATTTAAAACTCGCACCCACCAACCAGACTGCACTTTTGCAACCACCGCAAGTGCAAGCTACACGACCCCTGAACTTTGTACATGTAAGCAAGTGCTTTTTACTCCGTTTGGTCATCCCGGAACTTCATACACTGATAATAATTTACTTGGAGACTTTATAGCCGAGGATACTTTTTCACCTTTTAATTTCGATATTAACACTTGGAGAGATTCAACTAATACCAGCTTTGCAAATAGTTCTGCTTTTGGCTGGTACAAAACAAACAGTAAACTGGGTTGGGGAGATGGTACGTGGTTTACGGGAGTTACCTCTATTGAAAATAAATTGTATTTACGTCAAGGTAAGCCCTACATTTATTATAGAGCCAATTATAAAGATAAAAATCTCGATGAAACTACCCTACCACCACTCGTTGTAAAATACAACTATAATACTGTTAACAACCCGGTTTGGATTAAGGCTATAAAAAATCAAGATGACACTTGGGACACTCTCAATGTTCCTTCAGATATGATTTTATACCCTGGAGATTTATTACTTTATAAAAAGGCTGAATCTACCACAGTAAGTGTCACAGGTCAAATAATAACAAATGAACCTATAACTGAAAACAGAGGAAGTATTTGGTCGCTTTATGATTATGTTTCTATTGGAAACGATGTTGCGGGCAACCCACAACAAGTCTATATAAATTTTCCTTCAACATCCTATACAGATATTACATCATTAAATGCACAGGATTCTTATAGACAATACCCCGCTGTTACATTTTTTGATGTTGTAAGCGGTTACAGATGGACCCTAACTGACCCTAAAGGAACAAAAATATTTTTTAATAACACCCCATCGTTTAGTTTTGTCCCGGCCCTGACTGGGGTTTATACAGTGTCTGTAACAGCTATAACCGGTACCCCGACAGGCCCTAAAGGTAACTATCAGTTTACCAATATACCCCCAATTACAGCAGTTAATCCAATAACCATAACACCTTCTTTAACCAGTTACAGTTTACCAGCTCCGGGATTCGTTATTAATGCATCCTTATTTGGATGGAATTATAATACAGGAAAAAGCGATGCAAACTCTGTCGGTACAAAACCATTCTGGGCAAAAAGCTATACAGAAAAAACACCAGAAACAGATTATAAGGGTATCGATAGCTGGGGACAGCCTTTCCGCATTGTTGACGGTTATAATATTATTACCCAGCCTGAATTTTCCGATATAATGCCTGCAGTAGGAAATTATTTTGAGTACGATAGAAAATACACCTCGTCTTTTATTTGGGATCAGCCAATAACAATTAACTCCGAAGTTAATGAAAAAATATGGTCAACTATTAGTATAAACACTACTGCGACCTCTAACTTAGCTGATATTATTGACAACATAAAAACAGACTTAGTTGCCCTACCCACTAACAACCCTTCCCCAATCAAATTACGCAATATTGTTGACAATGAACCTGTTGAAGTATACTACAATGCCGTACAGCCATTTACTTGGTCAATTACTGCTACTCCCCTTATAAATGAAACTTTTTATAGTTCTCCGTCGGCAAGTTTGCAGTTTGTTGCTAAAAGACCTTGGAATTCACTTACAAATAGATACTTTCCGACAGTGACTCTTCTACCCACCGTTGAAGATTTATACACTGAAACCGATTCGGGCGGATTCTTTACCTCTAATCACTTAGGAGCTTCTGTTTACGTAAATCAAGATTATACAGTCTCTTTATCAACTTCCTCTCAGTATTTGACTTCTATCTTTGACAATGTCGAAAAATTTGTAGCGGGCCGTGGTCTTACTAAAACCGATCAACCTACACCATACGAAGAGATAATAGATAACAATACCTGGCTAAAAGAAACATTTATAACCGGGCCTATTGCAGGTAATATTAAAAAGAGTGTAGCTAAAAAGTATCAAAAATTTATACCGTATCAGTCTGCTTATGAGAGCAATCCAAAAATGCAGGTGGGTCTTGTTTTACCTACAAGTAGACAGACCCCATGGGGCGGTGAACAAGATGCCGTCTGGACTGATATAAACAATAAACCAGAAAGCTTTACTGGAGTAGTAAACGTCGATGCCTGGGCACAGTCTCAAGTACTAAAACAAACAAGTAAGCAGCTCGATAACTGGTCAACAGACATATTTGGTAATCAGTACGGTCTATACAAAGAAATAAAAGATAGTAGTCTACTCGAGAGAAAACAAATGTATGGTGAGTTATGGACAAGAACCAACGGGCAAAATGTACAACCTGCCAGTTCGTCCCTAAGTGCTGTTTTTGATACTTACAAAAACACAGTGCAGTACAGAGAGCTAACTGGTATAGGTATTAAGCATATTGATGTGTTTTTTGACACCTTATACGTTCAAACATCCGGCTTAGTACTATTTGAAAAAATAATTTACGACTACGACTCTGATAAAATCAGCAGTATTACAGACGAAGCTAGATATCTATCATTAGCTCTTCCCGTCAGCGCATCCTTGCAGAGAGAATTTACCAACACCCAGCTCTCAGGCTTTACATTTGCAAAAGTCGGTGAAACGTGGTTCTTTCCTCAAGAAAAATTAGTGTTTATAAGTGTATGTGGTTTGAGTGGTACTTTTTTAACTCCTGCTCTTTATAGACTCGATTTAAATACAAGATTCTTTAATAAAGTGTTTCCGATTACAAACGAAGATACCTATACAGTAAACTCACTTTCTTCTCTTAATCTAATATCAATACAGGAACCGATACTTTCCTACAATTCTTTAAAACAAGAATTTTTATTAACCTTAACAGGCAAAAACAACGCTAACGAGACCAATATTGTTGAGTTTGTTATAACAAATACCTCAACAAACAATCTTAAAGAGGTCAACGTTTATCAGCCTGAAAAAGCAATAGAAAATATATACCCTCCAACTATACAACAAACCTTAACTGCAACAATAACTGCAGGTAATATGTTTTCTTACCAGGTAACTGCAACCAATAACCCTCTTTCGTTTGTAATTACCGAACCCTTTGACTGGATTGTAGTTAATGGAACAGGTTTATTCACCGGTACAGCCCCAACGGAAACTGGTATGTATTATATACCTTTTGCAGTAAATAATAGTGTGGGTCCTTCATACTACTCTATAAACTTTAATATCATATAAAATGACTACAGACTTTACAGTATTATCAGGAATTACCGTAACCCAGAACTATAACTGGGATAAAGGTCTACCGTTTACTGTAGGTCTTTCCGCTAAAACTAACCCACAAACTCTTACAATTTCAGATATAAACGACTCGACTTCTATTTATATTTCTGGTTACGCTCCCGGGTTTAGAGTTTTTTTTAAAAACAACTCTTCAAGCGACCCTGATTTTAGCTTTATAAATTATAATTGGGATTTTGGTGATTTTTACAACGATTCAAATAATACCGTTTCACTATGCTGTTTAGCAGATGTAGAGCATACCTACATCATGCCCGGCCAGTATACTGTCTCTCTTACACTAATACAGTCAAAGGAACAAACAGGGGCGTTTGTTGGAGAAACCCAATGTTTGGGTAAATATAACTATCAGTGGTACTGGGATAACCTAGTTTGTGATAGAGCGGAAACCGTGACCTGGGATGAGGCGGCCTGTAACGGTATAAGATCGAAATGGTGGGATAACGAAACACAATGTTTTCAAAAATATTGTAAGTTTTGGTCTTGGTATGATTTACGGAGCGCGAGTGAAGCTGCAAACCCGGTAACTTGGGAACAGACTATGAGCGTAGGTCCTCAAGCTACTTTTACCAAAAAATGGGCATTTGAAGCAAACGATACTGTATGTACTTCAAACACAGACACTACTTTTATTAATACAGTTATTACTCAATCTCAAACTACTATTAAAACAGCGGTAGTAGAAGTTTTTGAGCTGATACCCGTTGCTAAGCTCTATTTAGTGTCTCAGCCCGTATCTGGTATTTCACCACTATCGGTACAGATATCCCCGCGTAATACAATAGCAGGTAGTTTTCCTATAGACCGTATTGATTGGGACCCTGGTGATGGAACACCTATAAAAACTGTAACTAGGTACACCACACCTAATTCTAATTTATTTACCTACACCAGTGCATTTTCAGCCGATATGCCTGACCCGCGTAATTATGACTTTTTGCACACTTACAAGAGAACAATAGACACATATTCAATGTTCTATCCCTCTATAACTGCATATAGCAGCTCAACAGGTACTAAAGATAGCTGCTCTTTAACAGTAGGCCCTGTTGCTTTATCGAGCTACTCAAACAATATAAGTTTACTGAAAGGCAGAAACACACCTACCGGTAACTTATATAGTTTACAAATAGATAACAATGTTACGTTTGTAACAACACAAACCGGAAGCAATAATGCAACCTACACTTTAAATAAACCACAAAATATTATTAGGAACTCTTTTGGTTCTCCTGTAATCTATAAAGGTAACCCTGGAACAAACTACCCACCTATATATACCCCTACCTGTTTCCCGCCCATACCTAGAAGTAAATGGGCTGACTGGGAAGTTTTTTATACGGTTACTCCTAGTGAAACAATTTATGTATCACCGCCGTGGGACGAGTGGTCTTTGGCATCTTCGGCGGGAGCTGCCTGTGTTACGGTATTCACTATATCTAACGGACAAACCTACACTATACTAAATAGTGCTATTAGTTCCTGTATAATTGAAGCAAACTACAATACCACCCTTGGTTCATGCGTAACTTCTACAGGTATAACCTTTATTAATAATGCCGGAACAAACGTTTCTGTTAAAGTTGAAGGATCTGTAGATGATGAGTTTGTAGTTAACGGATCTGTCTATGAACCGGGGGCGTATCCTTTTAATTGGAACACAGTCGGTAGTCCGTGCGGTAGCACTAACGGGGATAACGGAGCTCACAACTTTACATACTATGACACTCTAAGCAACACCGAAGTGATACTATTCCAAGCTAAGGATAATGGCTTTGGAGGTAGCTCGACCTGGACTGTTTATTTGTCAGTCTAGAAAATCGGTATTAAATATTAGTAATGGTATCGGTTAACTATAAGTCTTTAACAGCTTTACAGCCTGTAGAGTTACAGTATAGCTATAATAGTCAAGAGCAATTACAGGCTCAAAAAACAAGCTACGCTGAAGGACTAACAGTCTACAGTATTGATGGTACAACCGATTTTAAGGATATTTCAATAAACAGAAGTTCCTGCTTTATATTAACCTCTGCAGTACCCTTAACCTCTTTTTTCGTTCCTCCTGAAAGAGTTAGTATAGGTACAGTTCCCTGCACAGTTAAGTTTCAACCTAGAAACACAAACGTAAATTACGCTTTTTACAACGCTCAGGGTAATTTTGTTACTCTCTCGCCAGCTAGTGCAACAAACTTTTTTATTTACCCGGTTGGAGAAAATATAGTAGAAATAAAAGTTGATAGTAAGTTTGTACGCATACAACCTACATACCCTTACCGAGTTTTTTTAAGTAATGAAGAAATATTAGATTCTCAACTATATCTTCAACGTTTTTATATTACATATCAAGACAATCTTTTAACGTTAAAGGTAAAAGTAAACGAAGATTTAATAGGCTCTGAATTTCGTTATTTAGCTTTTAACAACGACAATATTTTACGAGCAACAGGCTGTATACTAAACGACTCGGTCTTGAACGACTACATTCTTAAAGTTACAGACGTTACTACTACATCTCTCGATAAAAACTTTATCCCTACAAATACTTGGGTAACATACTTTGAAGATTTTGAATCTCAAACCAACAATAAAACAGTAGCTATTAACAAAGTGTTTAATAATGCCCCTACCAACTATCTTATAGACTTCCCTGTTGAAGAAGCAGTAAATACCGGAAAAGCTAAAATTAATATTGCTAACCTTAAAACAACCTACACCCCTACAGGTGGACCCGCACCGGTAGATAACTCGTACGAGGAGGTATTAGTTACCAGAAATGAATAATTTAAAACAAAGAGAATATTACAAAATTTTTACAGGTACCAACCAAGAAGGAGGATTAGATAAAATACATCTCGGTTACGAATCAGATTCTGTAGAAATTACATTTAAAAAGGACTATCACACATATTTTCACGTACCTTTTTTTACTCAGGTTCAGGCTCTTAGCAACAACAACATTACGGGAGACGGAGCAACACCTGGCCCTATACCTGCAATGTCTGACCGAATACAGCAAAAGTTAGGAGGGTACGGACAAAATACTCCGTGGGGCAACCCTTCAGGTAAAAGAACCTTTACAGGTACACCAGCTGTAACTAGTAATTCTAATCCATTAAACGGCTTTACTGACGGCACTTGGCTGTGCAGCTGGCTATATTCAGTATCCGGAGAAAGCCCGCAATGGTTTGATAGATATTATAACCCGGGTAGAATAGCGTACGAAGAAGCATTGCAGGGTGATGCAAACTTCGATGACTACATTATCAACGATCCTATCTTTGTTGATATCCCTTCAACAATGCTTCTTGAACCTGGTGTATGGTATCAATATTTTCACAACGGTGAAAAATCTGCTGCTGAAATAGTTAATAGTTTTGCGGGAGATGATAAAAGTAAATTAACTCTCAATATAGAAAATTGGTCTCCTTTGCCACGAGACACCTCTATTTACAATACCTCTATAATAACACAAAATTTTAAGAGTGAATGGATAGTTAACGACACAACACCTGGTACAATTCAAAAAGAAGTTTTAAGTTTTAAAAATACTGATTTTATTGATACAAGAGTTGTTTATAGTACCGCTTACAACAATCCTGATGAGTATACTTTAACTTTTTGGGCACAAAATGATGATTGGCAAAATGCCCCCGGTACTCAACTTATAGGTAACTATAACGACGGGGGATACGGTGTATTTTTTAATAATTTAAAGTATTACCCTTATTTCGTTGTGCCTGAAACCTTTTACGGCCATGTCTTTTATTTTAATTCAGAAGGGAATAACTACTTAGACAAAAGCACCCAGGTCGGGTCAACAGATAATGTAAACACTGGCACAAGTAGCATTGTTCAGGTTGCAATTAATAGTAATAACGAAACTATTGTGGCAGATGCCGGTAACCAAAAAAGAATATATAAACTAAACCATCTCGGTGATGTTATAGCTACCACTAAAAACTCAGTAGGAACAAATTACAATATAACAGGTATTCCAAAACTTATAGCTATAGATGGAAAAGATGGATGCTATCTAATAACTACAACCGACACTTACTACTTCGATAAAGACTTAATATTTGTCAGTTTGTCAGCAGGTCTGGGATATCAGGATAATGAGCTTATAGCCTTTGATACAACAGGCACTCTTGTCAGAGAGGCGTCTTGTTTAGATCTAAAATTTGATAATACTAATCAAAAATGGACCGTAAAAACAAACGGCGATCTCTACTGTGAAAATGTTTCCCTATCGGGTATAGTAAATAACGTAACAAATATAGCTATAGATCCTGAAAATAATATATGGGCTCTTTATGGTACTAATAAGATTTATAAAATTAACCCTGTATCAAAACAAATTATAGACTCATTTGAAATAGGAGTGGATGTTCCGTCAGATATTAAAAATATAAGTTTTATATATACATATGATAGACTAGCTGATACTAAAGAATGGTATGCATTAATTTACCACAGCTACGAAAAAACTCTATATCAAGTAACTCTTAACGGCAAAATACATAAAACAACACTTATACCGACAAAGCTTGATATCCAAATATCCCCTCCAACTATACAAGATAAAAATAATTTAACTTTTAACGGTAAGGGTGATTTTACTGGCTATGAGTGGAAGAGAATATTTCATAAAGTTCTTTACAATAACAACCCTCAAATACAATTTAAACAGGCAGTAAGACGTTTCAATACAGGGCTACCCCAATCCGTGCAAATTCTGTCCGTGCCAGTAAACTATCTTACAAGCGACACTTGGCATTTTATAACCTGCACATTACAAAACCGTACAATGAGAATCTATATTGATTCTCGTTTAAGAGATGAACTTGTTATACCCAACTCTTATATTATTAGTAATACTAGAAAAAACGATCTATACATCGGAACCCCTTGCGGTAAAACGACAAACCTTAATAAAGAAATAAATTCTACTGCTCTTATATTTGACGGTTTAATAGATAAAATAAGATTTTACAATTACGCAATAAAAAGCTCGTTCTTGCAGATATTTGTAAGAGAGTTATTTTTAGCTGAAGATCTTGTCTGGAATATACCAACTGCCAATCTTCAATATATTGAAATAGTTGACAGGTTTTTTAAACATAAACTACCCGGTTCAAAAAGTCAGTTTTTTAAAATAAGATTAGCAGGGTCTCAGATTGCTGATACCGCTACTAGACAAACAATAGAAACTACTATTAGAGCTGCAGTAGAGCAAATCAAACCGGCATATTCAGAGCTTTTGAGTATAGAATGGATTGAATAAACCTGTTAAATAATGTAATAATGTCTAATTTTTTAACCATCCTACCTGTAAGATTTGATAATGAGCCGTTTGTACGTTCTTTAACGGCTTCTATGCTTTTCTTGTCGGGTACAGAATACATACCTGCCACTGGAGCGGACATTGTGAGGTGGACATTTGACCCTACTACCGTATGGGCTGCCACGCTTAGCGGAGATACCTATACATCAGGTACCACCGCATCAGTTTCAGCTCTCGGAACTATGGTGTTTTATGTTACTGCAGACACTTATGATTTTACTATTGAAAACTACACTCTACTTCAAACCGGAATTACTGGAGCATTTTTATCAGGTTCCCCTTTAAGTGTAATCTCAACAAGTGCTTACGATATAGTTTATGATACATTTCCTTTTGTAGAGGGAATGACTACAATTTATATAAATTACGAAAACACTAACAATAGCACAATTTTTTATAGGTTAACAGCTGCCTCTCCTTACGTTTTTAACTATTATGCTACCAGTCCTTTCTTCAATTTAGGGGTAGCTCAATACAGAGGGGATTATTTTGATAGCTGGTCAACTGTTAATAACACCGATACTCTTATTACGTCCTTCTCATCTCTTACCAGCTTTGATTCTAACTTACCTAGGGTTAGTAGTGTACAAGTTTATGTCTCAGCTATCTCAGCAATCGACTCACTCTCGTCTTGGTACTCTTCTCATCTTTACACAAATAGCTTATCTGCTAAATTTCTACGAAACTTTTTAACAGCAGACTTTATTGGCTACCCAACGTATTATTTTGCCGATTTTCAAACCCAAGTAACTCTTACAAGCAGTAACTACACTACATCACCGGGGATATGTTTTTACGGGGAAGGGCACACCGAGAAAATTAATTTATCGGCAGCTTTAAATAGTAATATTCAAAGGTATATTTGGACAGTAGGAGACAGCGATACAGTAATATATCAAGTGTCTACAGTAGATCTTTCAGGAGCTCGAGCTGCAGTAAATATTAATACTGAAATAGGTTATTACCCTAGAATACCCGTATCACTGTTAGTAACCAACTCTGATATATTAACAAGTAGCCCTGTTGTATACTATCCCGAAAATCTCTCAGGCGGACCTTCTTTTTACCCATACTATAGTACTACTTTAGACGTAGAGGGAAATGAAAGTGTTGTTAATACGTATCTTAAGCAGAGTATAAAAGTTAATAGTTACGAGTCACCGCTGTCGTCTTTTTCACCGGGAATTGAAGGTGAGGTTGAGCTTCCCGAGGATAATCAAGCCCAGTCTTACACCGCCTCTTTGGTTGTTGCTTTATCAGGTAAAGGTGCAATAGGAGGTTGCTTAGATAAGTATGGATTACTTTGGAAGTGGTCAACTTTTTCAGAGTGTTCCGCTTTTTCGACAGCGAGCCAGTTACCATCAAGTTGGGCAAATACTCAATGTCTTGTTTCTGCCGGCACGGTAGGCCCGTTATCCGCTACAAGCGCTCCCGCTGGAAAATACCCTAAAAGATGGAGAAACGAGGGAACACTTTCCGCCACACAGTTCACTCCTAGTCCGGTATATTACACAGCTTCTAGTTTAAACTGGACCCTCTCCACCCCGTATTGGGAAGTAGACACAACACTACCCTCTACCATAACAGACTATATATACACTTTAAGGTATGAAGACGACGGATCCACCCCCTTTACAGCCAGTATTAATAACGTAACCCCTATATATATTTCAGGCTCTCAGACTATCTTTGGTATTATTTCCGCATTTCCCTATGATTGGCAGCAAAAACAGTTGCTACTAACCGATAGCGGCAACGCTACTATTGTACCTGAAAAACGGTTTAAGCTATATACTGCAAATAAATACCCGCTAACAGGCACTCAGGTAAAGTTTCAAAACTTATCTGTAAATCTAGCAGATGTTGATAGAGTTGTTATTGATTTAGGAGAAAATATTATACCTACGTTAAGCCCCGAGACAATAATATTATCAGGTGCAGATATTACAAAAGACATTTATACAACATACTTTGTGCCTGGCAAAAAAACTGTGCAAGCAACTGTGTTCTCAAACTCTGGGCAGTCTTTTGTAACTACATTTACAGATATCGTTGATGTTGTTACGAGGTACGATGACGTTGTTGTAGAAAATTATCGTACAAAAAACTCTGCACTTGTACTTCCTTGGCTTCAAAAACCTGTTATAGGTCCTAACGAATGGGTTACTGAAAATAATATTAATTCAGTTATAACAAAGTTTATAGACAATCTTAGCTATCTGCAAAATAGAGGTAGAGAATATTCAAGTGCAGTTACTGATTATATAGGCTGGCTGGGTACTCCAGCTATAACCGGCACCGGTTGTCCAGTGTATACGTGGGAAGATCTTGATTGTTTTAAGAATAATGAAAGTGTTACTTGGGTAGATGTTCAGCAACTTGATACTAATCAACCTGAAATTACTGCTGATGGTAAATTAGTTACATGCGGTACTTGGGAACAACAGACTTGTAGCTCTCTATTACAAAACCCAAACTGCTTAGGTAAACACTGTATAGAGTGGAAGTGGAAAAGTCGTAAGTGCGCAACTGCAAAAGAAATTATTACCTGGAAAGACACAAGATGTAATCAACCATTTGCTAAAAAATGGTATTTTGAGCCCTGTGAGACAACTACTGGTGAAATCCTTATAGGTAATTACTGCGACGAAGGTTATTGGAATGTCAACATAACCCATTTAAACAAATATTACGACCCAATAAACAATTGTATCCCTATTACTAAGTGTATTTATCGATACATTGAAAGCCGTAACAATATAATCTATATCGGTCTTAATACTGAACTTAAGGTTCTTTCTTCTGATTATGCTGCAACCCCTATTGCAAGTAGGCTGACCTTAGACGATGTTTCTTCGTTTAGAAATATTAAAGGACTGGGCGTAGATAGTCAAAATAAACTTTATATTTTAGACGCGGGGTTGAGTAAAGTTGGGTCGTATATTTTTAACCCAGATACAGCCAGCTGGGAGATATTTACCGTTTGGGGCGGTGTAGGTACTTCAAACTCTCAAACAAAATTTTTTACCCCTAATGATCTTCATATTGACTTAATAGATAATATTTGGATTGCCGATACCGGTAATAAGTGTATAAAACAGTATTCCAATTCCGGTTCATGGCTTCAAACTATAAAAGATGATTTCTTTCAAGAGAATGAACCGCTGAGCGTGGTTGTTGATAGTGACAATCATCTTCATGTACTCACTAAAAAAGAAATTAGAATTTATACGTACAGTGGTGAATATTTAACAAGCTACTACTTTAACAATCTCACAAGCGAAATACCAGTAAGAATTAAAACAAACAAAAACAGGGAAGTTATTTACGTAGTACTTAATAGCCAGGTTTACAAATTTTTTAGAAACGGAGTATATTACGGCGAAATTATTAATAATAAACCCTGTGTTACAGATATTAATGATGTTGTACAGGATGAATTCCGCAACGTGTTAATAGCGGCTGGCGACAAGGTAGTAAAATATTTTGATGTGATGCAAGTAACAGATATAAAAGGGCCTTTACCTGGCACTTACTGGCCAACAAACAGTCTACTCATTCACAAAAATGAATACGTACAAAACTGGGTATACAATAAAGCGTTCCAGAGATTATGGGATAATATTGAGTTTTTTAGACATTCTTTAATTTTTGAAAACACCGGATGCAGAAAATATGTTGCCCCCGTTTATAGTAAAAATGACATATTAATTGGTCAAAACGAAATAGTAACTTCTGCAGTAGTTAATAGAGTTATTAGCTATCTGTGGACTAATCTGTCATCAGTAATAAATTATTTTGATCCTTCTTGTCCTAACGGATAAATATATAAACAATGTCCTGTCCTACAGTAACAACAATTCAAAAAACTGAGTGCATCGGTAACTCACTTGTTACTATTAACTCTAATTTCGCTTCTCTTAAAGATGCTGCCTGTGATAATTCTCAGCAGATACAGGCTTTATTGAATAGCTTTGTCGGGGTAGTATCTTATTTCCCTGCAACGACTGCGCCCGCGGGATGGCTTGTGCTGAATGGTAGTGTGCTTTCAAGAGCCGAGTATTCAAATCTTTGGACGTTTGCTAGTAATAGCGGCAATATAACAACAACTGATGCTAGCTGGTTCTCTCTAAGTGCTGTAGGTCGTTTTAGCCCCGGAAACGGATCAACAACTTTTAGGTTGCCTGATTTAAGAGGTACGTTTGTAAGAAGCTTTGGAACATTAAACCCTTCAGTGGCTTCTGGTGGAATAGGCCTGTATCAGGCTGATGCATTTGAGAGTCACACCCATACGGGTACTACAAATACAGCGGGAGCACATACACATACAGCTTGTCAAGTCTACCCAATCGGTACCCAAGCTGAGGGAGGCGTCGCCGGTCGACTGGGTTCCGGTGCAACCGGTTCAGCAGGAGCTCACTCTCATACTGTTTCTCTTAATAACACCGGTGGAACCGAAACCCGCCCTCACAACATAGCACTTTTACCCTGCATTAAATACTAACAAACAATATGTCATCTTGTAATTTCACAACTACCATAGACGAAAATCAGTGTATAGGAGATTCTCTAGACACTATAAATGCTAATTTCAGTGCTCTTGATGTGGCTGCATGCGACACTAAAGTAACATACAATACTTTAATAAGAACTTTAACAGCCTTTGCAGCTAACCCAGCAACAACATATACAACGCTAAGTACTCAGTTTAGAGAGTTATCTTCTCTTATTATTCCCTAAAAATTTACCCTCTCTAGAATAAATATAATTACAAACATATGAAGAAAAATCCTCTATCGGACATTTACGAAAACAAAGTTCTTCTTAACGAAGAAAAAGACAACGTCGTTCAAGACGCTAAGAAACTTGACGCAATGATTGATGCTAAAAAAGCTCAACCTGTTGCTGGTCAAGGCGCTGAAAAAGTTAAAGATTTAGAGGAACCAGAAGAGCTCAAAAAGTATTCAGACGGTTCAAAAGCTAAAGCTGAAACACTCAAAGACAGCGTAGAAGCTCCAAAAGCTGCTTTTGAAGGTTCATTTGAAAGACTTTTTAAAGCTACTATTAACGAAGATGTAATGGAGGAAGAGCCTGCTATGGACATGGAAATGGACGTTGAAGTTCCTACCTCAAACGAAGAGATGGTTGATGAGCTCGAAGACAAAGAAGACGAAGTTTCTGATCTCGTTTCAGATCTTAAGTCAGTAATGGATCATCTTCAGTCCATTCTTGACAAGATCTCCAACGAAGTAGAATCCAAAGAAGAAGGTGAAGAAGGTGAAGAGGAGATGGAGTTCGGCGGAGAAGAGGACGCTGAAGTCGAAGATGAACCGGTTAAAGAGGCAACCGAGCTAAAACCTCTTGGTGATAAGGGTAAAGTGCTCATGGGCAAAAACAACAAAGTTGGTGGTGCACCTAAGGTACACGGCGGCAAAGCTCACGGCGGTGATGTTGAGTCAGATCCTAAACTTAAGCCTGCTAAAGCTCATGACAAAGCTCTTCAAAGCCCGAAGGCTAAGCCTGAAGTTAAGTCAACAGTAAAAGTTGGCGAGTTCTTCAAGTAAGATTATAATCTTACAGAATTTAGCAGCCCCTAGCAATAGGGGCTGTTTCTGTTTACAGAGATAGCTTAAATACTATTATGAAGTTATTTGAAAAAGAAATTAAAAAAGCTTATTTAAAGTATCATACTGAACCTATTGCACCTAATTCATTAGATCCTCGAGTCTGGTATTTTGCCCCTCAAGGCGGTGAACCTATTTTACAACCAGAGATTAAAGCTCAAATAATTTACGATATTGATAGAATCAATTCCGCTGAACAGCAATTTGTTAAAACTAGAGTATGGGATTACTTCTTAGTAGGTCCTATCTTAAAAGAAGGTTCATCAGAAAAAGCTCCTATCAACATTATAGTTCAGATTAACACAACTAACTTATCCGATCTGCTTAAAGAACATATACTCAATACTATCAAACAGATTAACGGAAGACTAGCAACGGGCTCTTTACACCCCATCTATTATATACCTACTGTTAGAAAATTTGACCCTCAGGATCACTTAGCCGTATATCACCCTTACACTGATAAATGGATTAAAAAGCCTCGCTATCTCGGAGAAGCTAAAACCGATCTAGAACCTCTTCATAAAGATGCTCCTAGAAAATTTCGTAAGTATTCCCTTAAAAAAGGAGTTAAAAAAATAACTACAGTCTAATATGCAAAAAGTTCGTTATCTAGATAAAAAAATAAATGATAACGAGAGAAACCTCGTCTCTGGTTATTGGAAGGAGCAGATTGAGCATTACGGTGCTGAGGTAACATATTATACTCACGGCTACACTCTCTCCACCCATTTCTATCTATACGGTGAAGACACCACGGCTACTTTTGTAAGTGCAGGACCTATGGTCATGTTTACTGATATCACTAATGATGCCATTATGCTTTCAAAGTTCGGTATTATGGCTGACTGTGATATGACCTGTGTCATGCATATATCTTCCTTCCAAGAGACATTTGGTCAGTATAGAGAACCAAAAGCTGGAGACTTAATTGAATTAAAAGAGTATGGCGGATTTGGAGATAGACCTGGCGGCAGAGGAGCTCCGGTGTATGAAATAACCGAGCGTGATGATCAGAATTTACAATTTAACGCTAACCAGCTTATGGGGCACTATATTTGGGTTATGAAATGTAAACGTTGGGAATACTCTTCCGAGCCTGGAGCCCCCAAAGAACCTCTTAATGTTCAGTTTAATGATGATAGTCCAGGTGGTCGTATGCCTGGTGGTGAGAACCCTGAAGAGCTAGTAACACCTTATGAACAATCTAATGATGCAGCAGCCAAGTGTATTATAGATGAAGATGCTAGAGATATTTCCGAGCCTTATGGGTATTACGGAAATCTTCCAGAATTATAAAATTATTTTTCGTTTTCTATTTTTTGCTGCTATTGATAATTTTTTACGTTGTTCAATCCAGTTTGGACCGTAAATTTCTTTATATGTTTTACCTTTGCGGGGATCAACCCAATTATCACCGTATATTTCTTTTGCGGTTTTACCTTTTCTAGAATCAACCCAATCTTGTCCGTGAATTTCTTTTGCGGTTTTACCTTTTAATGAGCTTATTTGTTTATGTGTTATACCCTTACGAGCGTTTGAAATGTTTTGTTTATGTTCTTCTGTTAACTTCTTACCTTTACGATTGGGCGGAAAAGCCGCTTTTTGACAAATATTAAAACCAATATCTTCATTATATGGTTTAAAATTATCTAGATATTTTTGTTCGAGATTTAAAAGATCTTTATCTGTAATTTCTTCAGAACAGCATTCCACACACTCAACTACAAAATTACATTTACCATATTTGTTAAAAGAGGCTTGCATATATCTGTTTAGATGTATATTTTGTTCTAGCTCTTTAAAGTGCCTTTGAATACGGTATCGAATATTGGTAGAACTACCTATATAAAACTTATTATTAGAAAGGCATGTAATTTTATATACACCTTTGTTAGTTTGATTATTAAAAATATTATCCATAATTAGAGCGACGGGACAGCTCCTAGTTATCCGGGAGTTGGTAATTAGTTAGAGCTACTTACCTAACCGTCTTTATTATTTATTCTCTAGTGATTAAATAATCAATATGAACGTATTGCCCCGGTACACCCCTGGATCTACTAATGCTAACCCTGTTATAGATTCTTATGATGCTTTAGCACAGCGTATACGTCGTCAAATGGGTGAGCCCTTAGTCAACGTTGAAATCGCTAATGAACAAATTTACGACTGCATAGCTCAGTCTATGGAGTTCTTTACAAAGTATGCTGGGTATACTGAAGAATTTCTTGTTTTTGATTCCAAGTTATATCAAAAGGGAAAAGGTATTAAAGTTGACACTTTAATAAATCAAACTCAAGAAATGTATTCATCGTTTACCCCTGGTATGTCAGCTGGTTACGATTATGATATGGGAGCCTATCGTCGGGTGTTGGATTGTTTTTCATTTACATACGGTGAAACAACAGGTATTAATACTCTGTTTACTCTTGAGCAAGCTATGGCGCAGCAGATTTACAGCAGCTATATGGTAAATGGCGGCTTCGGTTTTGATCTAGTAACTTGGGAAGTACTTAAAGGCTTTATCGATACTCGCAACAAAGTACTAGCAATGACACCTCATTACCGCTTTGACCCTAAGACACAAATTCTTAGAATCATTCCTGAACCTATTCCTGAACAAACTTACTTGGGTATTGTAGGGTGCTATTTAGAGAAACCTATTAAAGATATTATAAACGAGCGCTGGGTGTACCGTTATGCCCTCGCCTTATCAAAAATCACTGTTGGCAATGTGAGAGGTAAGTTCTCAGGTACTAATCTCTTTGGTGGCGGCCAGGTTAACTATTCAGATTTTATGTCTCAAGGTATACAAGAAAGAGATACTCTAGAAAACGAATTAAAGAACACTTACGAAGATGTAACTGGTGCTATGTTCTTTATTGGATAATTACTATTATGGACTTCAATAATACAGTATTAGAAATACTTGAAGAAAAGAAAGCCCCTAGTCTATCTATCAAACGCGGAGAAAAATTACCTGTAAGCCGTGGAGGTGGCTTAACTGCTAAGGGTAGAGCAAAATATAATCGAGCTACTGGCTCTAATCTTAAAGCCCCTGTAACCGGAAAAGTTAAAAAAGGTTCTAAAGCTTCTAAACGTAGAAAAAGTTTTTGTGCAAGAAGTAAAGCTTGGATACCAGCTGGCGGCTGTGCAGGTAAAGATACAAGAGGTTGTGCAGCAAGAAGAAGATGGAAATGCTAGTTTGTGAACCGCGAGAAGTAAGTCTTGTGTGCTGTATTTGTAAACAGTGGTTTAAAAACTTTCTGTCTTTTGCTAAGCATATAAAACATCAACATAAAATAACAAGTCAACAATATTACAATCAGTATATTTTAAATAATTGTTATAGTGGTTGTGTTATATGCAATAGTGCTACTAAATTTATTAATATAAAAGATGGTTATAAAAAAACTTGTAGTCATAAATGCGGGGGTATAATGCATCAACAAAATTTAAAAAATGACCCAAATAAGTATCAAATTTATATTAATAAGGTTAAAAATAATTTAAAGAATAAGCATGCTAATAGAACACCTCAAGAAAAAATAGAATACCGACAAAAAATTTCTAATACAAGAAAAAATAATACTGCAAAACTAACAGAACAAGAAAGAAAAGAAAAATTTGGCTGGTTAAACAGACTTTCCTTAAAAGACAAGAAAAAATTCGTTAAAGAAGTATTACTTAAAACAGGGGCTCATAAATGGTGGGAGAATGCCACAGAAGAAGAAAAAAATAAAATTTTTAAAAAGCGAGCACAAACAATGAAGCTTAAAAACCAAAGAGAGGTATTAACTCTTTTTAAAGACTATAGAGCCGAGGTAACTTATCTAACACAACAAACTTACAAAAAATACAAAGACATAATAAACCCTACAAAACTAAAAAGAGGGTTTGGTTCTGGTTTATATCACATAGATCACAAATATAGTGTATTGCAAGGTTTTATAGACAAAATACCATGTGAAATAATAGCATCAAAATATAATTTACAAATGCTTGAACAAAAGGATAATTTAAAGAAACATAAACAATGCTCTATAACTAAAGAGGAACTTTTTAAATTGTATGAACACGATAAGACCTAAACGTAATCGAAAGTTTAAACAAGGCATCTTTAAGCCTCAGAACCCAGACAAATATGTAGGTACGTTTCCGATATTATGGAGATCTTCCTATGAACTTAAATACTGCAGATGGTGTGACCATAACCCTGCAGTAATAAAATGGGGCTCAGAGTCTGTTATTATCCCCTATCATAACCCTCTTACTGGAAAAGTATCTCGTTACTTTGTAGACTTTAACGTTACACTTAAAACAAAAGATGGAACTCTTAAAAAATTTCTAATAGAAATTAAACCCTCTATTCAAACCATGCCACCTAAACCCGGAAAAAATACCAGATCGTTGCTTAGACGGCAAGCAGAGTATGTTAAAAATAGAGCAAAGTGGGATAGTGCACAGCAGTGGTGCGAAAAAAAAGGCTACTCCTTTTCAATCTTGACTGAGAAACATCTTGGCTTATAATAAATAATACAATGAAACCTATAAAAGTATTTACATTTGGCTACGATATTGAAAATGTTAAAGATGTTCAAAATTATGTTTTAGATAACTATAGGAACAAACAAGACTTTAGAATGTCTATCGGTTACGGGGATGATATAATGAATAGTCTAGAAATATATAACCCTGTAATGTTGAAAGATGAAGAGCTTTTAGATTTAATTAGTGGTTGCGAAAAAGGAGGCAGGTACAATGAAGGTAGTGGTGCAAATGATCGCTCTTGGTTTGAATCAAAAAAATTTGATCAGTTATATAGACAACTTATAAATAATGAATAAAGATCAAAAAAATTTAGCTGAGAACTATCAATCTGTTATGGAAGCTAATCCCATGCAACAACAGATGCGCGGTCAATTGCAGCAATACATACAAAATCAATGGAATAAAGAATTAGGAACAAACCCGGCAGCTCCACGACAAAAAACGGGAAATGAACCTTTTGATAGCAATACAGGTTTACCGTTAACACCAGAAGGAGAAAAAAGATTTCAACAAAGTAATACACCTCAGCAACAGCAACAACGCTTACAAGCAGCAGGATTTAATTCGTTACAGGCTTGGAAAAGCAGCCCACAATACGCTGCAGCAAAAAACCCCAGTCAAACAACTCAACAAACACCTCAGACTCAACAATCTCAAGCTCAGCAGGCACAACAAACTCAACCTACCCCCAACCAACAACCAGCTCAAAACACTCAGCAAATACAACAAGGTATGGCTGAGCTCGGTAAACAGTTAACTCAATTTCAACAAAAATTTAACGAAATAATGAAGTCACTGGGCAATGCTTGAAACACTTAGGTCTTTGAGGTATATTTTCTAGTCTTTTCTGAACCCGGAATTACCTCTTCTATAGTCTCTTCTATAATTCTTGTTCTTGTTTGAGGTACTGTCTGAGCAGGTACCGGCTCGTCTACAAGTAATTGCTTTTGTTTAGTTTCTTTTAATACTGAACCACCTCTTGCAATGTTATAAGCAAGAACTAAAGCAACAGCTAACGGATCAAATACTAAAACAATTATTAAGATAAAAATCTTTACAACTGTATCAAGAGGTAAACCAACAGATTCAGCTACAAATTTAAAAGTACCTATATCATGTACTTCATTACCCTCAGACTTTAAAACAATAAGTTCATTATCCTTTTCAAACACTAGGGTCTGAAGTTCTTGAACACGAGCTGTCAAACCTTTAATCTCTTCAGCAGCTCTTGCCATGTCTTCATAAACAGGTCGAGCTGCAAGACGAGACATAGAAGGTAAACGAGCCTCTTGAGACTTACGAGCTTCATTTAATGTACTAATACGTGCATTAATTTGTTCAATTTCTTTTGTAACATTATCTTTCTGTTGTACAATAAGGGATGCTTTATTGTCGATGAGTTCGGTCTTACCAGCATTAACCTGGTAACCAGAAGACAGATAACCATAAATACCAAGGGATGTAATACCCATGAGCACCAATACAGCTGATATCATATAAATTTTTAAGAACCAAACTACTTTCTTCCAATAACGATATAAGAAAGAAGTAGAGACTAATTTGCCTAATTCTAAAGAACCGGCCATAATAACAACCGACCAAAAGTGCCCGGAAAATAAAGTTGCGATACCAAGTACTGAGAAATAAGCTGCACATCCTGCTACCAAGAGTGCTGTAAAGGCTAATAGTGCTGTAAACATACTGGCAATATTTAATCAAATTAATATAAATAATTACATGTTAAAAGATCAAAAATTAATTGCCGAAGCTTATAAAAAAATTTCAGTAAATGAACAAGCCCAAAACGCTGTTCCTTATACCGGGCCTTATGAGTATGTTTTATGGCTTGCTGATTTAGATGGCTTTCTTGAAAGACTCAGACAAGCAACAAATAGAGGTATGGAATTTAAAACAGCTCACTGCGCTCTTAAACAAGACTTTGATAAAACACATGTCGGATCTGATATTGACGCTGAAGGTAACACAAAAGTTTATGTGTTCCCAAAAGCCACTGACTATACACAGGTTGCCCTTATACCTACACAATATATAGGGTAGAAATGACAGTCTAGTAGATTAAATAATAGAAACATATGGGACTTAAATTCTTAGTTGAAGATATCCACGACGGTCTCGACTTCATGATCGAGGAGAAAAACCGCCAAGGAGAACAAAAACTCTACATCACCGGACCATTCTTAATGGCCGAGCAAAAAAATCAAAACGGTCGCATCTACAAACTAGATGAGATGGTTAAAGAGGTTAATCGTTACACTGATGAGATGGTCAAGTCCCGTCGTGCTATCGGTGAAATGAATCACCCGCAATCAACAGAAGTTAACCCTGTTAATGCCTGTCACTTGGTTACAGAATTAAAACAAAACGGTAATTACTTTATGGGTAAGTCACAAGTACTAAACACACCTATGGGCTTACTTCTTAAGTCGCTTATTACCGATGGAATTAAAATGGGCATCTCTTCACGTGCTCTCGGCAACATCAACGAAACTTCAGATGCCAAACACGTTTCAAATTTCCATCTTATCTGTCTTGACGTAGTACATCAACCTTCAGTACAGAATGCTATGCTTGAGTCTGTCATGGAGTCAAGAGAGTATATGATTCGTCCTGATGGTACTATTGTTGAGTGCTCAGCAGCTGCTCAAGCACAACTTAAAGAAACTCTTTCTGTAATGCCTAAACATGGCACTGACTCTTTCTTAAGAGAGGCCTTGATTAGTTTCATTAACAAAATTAAATTGGGATAAGCATTAACATGAAAAAGAAAGATCAAATACTTTTAGAAGAAGCCTATCAAAAAATTGTAGAAGCAAGCCCTGAAGTTCGTAATCAATATGGAGACATTGAAGATGTACATCCTGATTATAGAACAGCTCCAACAAGAGAGCAAGAACAAGAAAGAGAGCGTCAATCTTCGTGGCAGCAATGGGAAAGTGATGTACAACGACAAGTAATAGCTACCTTTAAAGATCCTAAACAATTCTTAGAGCGTTATAATAATTCAAATCCGTGGGATAAAAAAGATCTTAATTTAACAGCTCAAAGTACCCCTGATCAGATTGTAGCAGCTGCTGAGCAGTTAGCTAAAAAATATATTACAAATCCGAACGACAGAATGTACTTAGGGCTTCACCGCTTAGGTAATGAAGTTTCAAACATTTTAAAACAACAAGCAAAAAATACACAAACTCAATCAACCCCCACTCAATCTCAGCCAGCACATAAAATTAAACCCTTTAAACCACAATCCAGATTTCAAAAATTTATGGGCAAATTAGGGTTTGGTAAATAATTACATATATGACACAAGACGAACAAAAGACTATTCAAAGCTTTATTGGTAGTATTGCTAATAAAGATTACTCTCAAGCTCAACAGACATTACAAAATGCTGTCGAAGAAAAGATTAAAAATAAAATTCGTTCCAGCATAAATCAAGAAGAAAATTAACTCATTTAGAATAAATAAATATACAACAAATATGGACTTCAAATCAATTCTCAAAGAACAGTTCAAAGATCTCATCACAGAAGAGACCTTAACCGCAGTACACGAAGCTTTCGAAACAGCAGTAAATGAGAAAGCTGAACAGAGAGCTGAGCTCGCAGTAGAAGCAGCCGTAACTAAGCTCGATGAAGATCATGCTGAAAAGCTTCAAAACCTTATTGAGTCAATCGATACTGATCACACAGCTAAGTTACAAAAGCTTGTCGAGACAATTGATTTTGATCACGCTCAAAAGCTTAAAGCCGTTCTTACAAAGATCGACGAAGACCACACAGCCAAGCTTGAAGCTGTTGTAGAAAAATATGAAACAGCTCTTACAGAAGAAGCTGAGTCATTCCGCTCACGTTTGGTAGAAGAAATTTCCAATTATATGGATCTCTACCTCGAAAAGGTAGTACCTACACAGCAAGTAAATGAAGCTGTTGAAAACATCCGCTCACGCAAAGTTCTCGATGAAATTCGTAAGCTTGTTGGTATTAACGAAGAATTTATCAATCAAGAGATCAAAGAAGCTCTTATTGATGGTAAAACAACTATTGATTCCTTAAAGAAGGAATTGAATGAAGCACTAGAAGCTAATACAACATTGAACGCAAGAGTTCAGTCTGTTGAAGCCAAACTTTTGCTTGAAGAAAAGACAAAAGATATGCCCGAGGCAACAAAGGCATATGTTAGTAAATTACTCAAAGGCAAGTCGCCTGAGTATATTCAAGAGAACTATCAGTACGTAGTTGAGATGTTCGAGAAAGAAACTTCCGAACTAGTTGAAGATGCTAAAGAGAAGGTCGCAAAGCGGATCGTTGAGGCCGTTGACCGCCCTGAAGCAGAACAATTAGTAGAAGCTATTTCTACACCAGCAGTTGAAAGTGCTTCACCTGTTGGCGGATATCTGAATGAGATGAAAAAGTTGGACGGTTCTAAGCTAAAACTTAGACACTAAGGTCCGTTTCATACTCACATTAAGGTCGAAAAAACTCTATAAGGAGAAATTAATAACTATGGAACTTCTGCATATCGATAAGACAAAGGCCGAAGCTTTGGTTGAGAAGTGGACTCCAGTCCTGGATTACACCTCAGACAAAGTTGCTGCTATCTCAGACGAGCACACTCGTTTGAATACAGCCATTCTCTTGGAAAACCAAGAGAAGTGGTGCTTTGAGTCAAACACTGCAGGTGGCGTATTCGGTCCGAATTCATATCCGGCCGGTGCTCTTCCTGGCATTCCTAACACTGATACCTATGCTACTGGCGATTACCGCCTTCCTAAGGTCCTGATCCCCATGATCCGCCGTACATTCCCCGAGCTCATCACAAATGAGATCGTTGGTGTACAGCCCATGACAGGCCCTGTTGGATTGGCTTTCGCAATGCGCTATAAATACGAGAGCGACGCTCTTGGCTATAGCTCACAAGCTGGCGACGGTTCAAACAGTGCTGGTGCATTTAGTGGTAACACAGCAATCTCTGACGGTAAAGAAATCGGTTATAACTACCTGAACACAGCCTTCACTGGTACATCCAGTGCTAAGCTTTCAGGTCTCGGTGCTTCCGGCACAGCCTTCAACGGCTTGGTCGAAGACTCCGGTGTAGCCGCTCTTCTCTCTCAGTTTGAGCTGACCTCAAAGATCCCTCAAGTCACTGTTGCCTTTGAAAAGACCGCAGTTGAAGCTGGCACACGCCGCCTCGCTGCTAAGTGGTCTGTTGAACTCGAACAAGATCTGAAGAACATGAACGGTATCGACATCGACGCTGAATTGACAAATGCTATGTCATATGAAATTCAAGCTGAGATCGACCGTGAAATGATTGCTCGTATGATCCAAACATGCTTGAATGCTGGCGCTGGCGTCGGTTATTCAACATGGTCAGCTATCTCAGCTGACGGCCGTTGGTCAGGTGAGCGTGCCCGTGACTTCTACAACAGAATTGTTGTTGAAGCAAACCGCGTTGCTGTTCGCAACCGTCGTGGCGCTGCTAACTTCATCATCGCTACACCACGTATCTGCGCAATCCTCGAAACACTTCCTAACTTCACATGGCAGCCCGTCACAGGTAATGTTAACACAGCACCTGTCGGCATCGCTAAAGTGGGTTCAGTAGGTGGCCGTTTCCAGATCTATCGTGACACACGCACAGAAGCACAATCAACACAGTCGTACGCCAATGCTGGTTACAGCACAGGCCGCGCCACAACTGTTGACTATGCTCTGTTAGGTTACAAAGGCCCAGAATATTATGATACAGGTATCGTGTACTGTCCGTACATCCCTGTAATGGTACAAAGAACAATTGGCCCAAATGACTTCTCACCTCGTGTTGGTCTCTTGACCCGCTACGGAGTGGTGGATCATATCTTTGGCGCTTCGCTCTACTACCACATGGTAATCTGCACAGGTCTTGGTCAATCGTTCGTACCAGGTCAAGCAGCTACATACCTCTAATACAAGAGGTTACAGCCCTCAACAAATTCAAAGAACTCCCGGTGAAAGCCGGGAGTTTCTTTTTAATTTATAGTAACCAAAAAACTTAAAAATAGGTTGCAAAATTATAGTAGTAATACATAATTATGTATAGATAGTCTATAGATTTATGTTTTTAAAGGTTTATTAATAGGTATGAGTAAAGTAGGACACAAGTACACCAAAGAATTTAAAAATAATATTGTAAATTATTACAATAACTGTAAAGATCTTAAAGCAACTGTTAAAAAGGTTAGAGAGCTGTACCCTAAAATAGGTTTTCATATTGTTAGGTCGTGGGTTGACCCTGTTTATAGAAAAAAAATAACCACAAGATCTAATGAGGCAAATAAGAAGTGGCAAGAAAAAAACCCTGAAAAATATAAAGAGCTATATTATAGTGTTAATACTCGGTATAGAACATTGATGAATACTGATCCTGAGTTTAAAAAAGAGAGATATCAAAAGACCAAAGAGTGGAGACTTAACAATATTGAGCACGTTCGGGAGTATGATCGGAAAAGAAGGGCACTCAACAGAGAGCAAATTAAAAATAAAATCAAACACCGTAAAGAGACGGATATGGCCTTTAAAATACTTGAAAATACCCGAGTGTATGTTTACCAACAGCTTAAAAAAGCCTACAACGGTTTAGCAAATAAAAAGACTATTAAAACACAGGCATTGCTTGGGTGTAGCCGGGACGAGCTAGCAGAACATCTCCGTAAACAGTATAAGCCAGGAATGACAGATCAAAATTATGGAAAAGAGTGGCACGTTGATCATATTATTCCTTGCTCTTCTTTTGACTTAACTAAAGAGGAAGAGCTCAAAAAATGCTTTCATTACACCAATCTTCAACCACTTTGGAAAGAAGAAAACCTCAAGAAGTCTAATAAAATTACATCATAATGGCATATACACAAGAATTTAAAACATCTGTACTAAAGTACTACAAACAAAACGGTATTACAAAAACAGCTAAACATTTTAAAATATACCCGGATACCATTCGCTATTGGTCAGACCCTGATCATCGACAGAAGACACTAGAAAAAGAAAATAAAAAATATTCTCTTATAAAACAAAATCTGCCTCGAAAGCCTTATGATCCTCAAAAGAGAGAATATTTTAAACAATACCAACGCACTCTCAAACAAATTAAAATTGAACCACGCATATTTTATACCGATAAGCAGAGACAAATTGAACTAGATACATTGCTAAAAGCACCTGGCAGCTACGATACACTACCAGTTTATAATCGAAACATACTCACCTTTCAGCAGCATTTTTACGAAAAAGAAAGAGAACTCTATACTAATAAAAAAATAGCTAAAAAGCTGCTATTAAACCGTGAAAAATATTTACAAAAAAATATACACAAGATAACACAAGGTGAAATACTTCGTGGGTTCAAAATATCAGGGTTACACTACGGATATTCGCACTTTTCTCCTCTATGGTTTAAAAAATTTATAAATGATTTTAGTGTTAAAACAATTTACGATCCGTGCGGAGGTTGGGGACACCGCTTACTAGGCATATTAGGAACTAGTATTGATAAATATTACTACAACGATTTCGATCTAAGAACTGTTAAAGGTGTAGAACAGATTGCAAAGTTTGCTAATCTTGAGAGCAAAACTGTATTAACAAATAATCGAGCAGAAGAATACGTACCGTCTCATAGTGTCGATGCAGTATTTACTTGCCCACCGTACTACAATAAAGAAACGTACAACAATAAAAACTTCAAAGATATAAATGACTTTACAAATTGGTGGAACAAAGTTGTTAAAAACTGTTTACAAACTAATTGTAAATATTTTGGTGTTGTTATTGATAGCGAGCATAAAGAAATAATTAAAAAACCGCTTCAAAAGTTTGATCTTTTGCTTGAACAAAAGTTAGCAAAAAATAAATCCCACTTATCAAAACATAGCAACTCTTGCGAAATATTATTAGTTTTTAGAATAACTTAAAAAGGATCAAGAGTAATTGCTTCCCAGATCTTGTATTCTTCGTTATAAGCTACCATACTACGGTTCATTAGATGCCGACAAAGTCTAGCTAATGTTTCTTGTCTTATAACTCTACCGTCCTTAAGATCTATTCTTACAATTGGTACATCAGGGAAGTCAGGGGTAAAAACTTGTTTTCCGTCATAGAGCAACATCTCCAAGTCACCATCAATGTTTAAATAGACAGCAAACTTTTCTTCCGACGTAGGAGGCATCGGGAGAGGTATATACATTGATGTGCGTTTAGGCATTAAAATACTTAAGTTGTATACCAAAAGGGCTTAGTTCTTTTAGTCCAGGAAGCAAAAGGTTTATCTTTAATAATGTACTGCCGGTATTGTTCAATAACTGAAAGTTTATCAAAGTCATTAATTTTCCGGCATTCAGTATCTTGAGATATAGCAACAGTAAAAGGTGTCTGCTTGTTAGACGTATGAATAGTCTTATCTTTGTTTTGTTTACACCATTCAATAAACTCTCTAGTAAAATGAGGGTTAGATTCCGGCCAGCGATAATCTCTTTCGTCGAACATTTCTAAAGCATGTTCCACCAGCCACATAAAGTTAGCTCTCGACTCCATAGTCCAAAGAGTGCATTGGTGTTTAGCATATCCTTTACCTGCTTTACGAGCTTTACCGGCCTTAGTTCTCGGACATTTTGGATCTTGTAACTGTTCATTTGTAAAACAGTTCTGTAGCATAATAGCAGATTCAATTTGCATCTTAGATCTGACATGTTTATCACAGAGCTCTTGTGCTGCAATAACCGGGTCTTCGCTTGTTACGAATATATTCACGCCTTAAATATATCTGCTTTAATAGTTGAATCAAGTTGTTTCTTGGTACTGAGAGTATAAATAATTGATAATGTCTACGTGTAACTTTACGCAAGTAATACAGCAGCAAGAGTGTATTGGTGATTCTCTTACAAAGATTAATACAAACTTTTCTAATCTGGATGACAATCTTTGTAGTACTATATCAAATGTTGCAACTTTAAGTGCAAACTTAAATGCTTCTTTGAGCGCAGTACAACAGGTTACAGCTTTAGTGGTACCGATAGGAACCATAATTCAATATGCTGCAGCTACTGCACCTGCAGGCTGGCTTATTTGTAACGGTGTTGTAGTACCTAACGGTGTAGGAACCGTGCAGGGCCAAACTGCTAACTTTGCAAATCTTAGAGCAGTCCTTGGTACTACATATGGTGCTGCCGGAACATTACCCGACTTACGAGGTGTGTTTGTAAGAGGTCTAGACCAAGGAAAAGGTTTAGATTCCGGTCGTGGGCTCGGTTCTTATCAGGCAGATAGATACCCTAATCACTATCACGGCGTAGGCGAATTAGGTAGTACAGGAAATGATGGATGGTTTATTCGTCGAGCATGGTCGGGGGTAGGCACCTGGCTAACAAAAGCTATTGACGGTGCTGGTAGCATATCAGCCACTTATACAGTAAACCGAGCTAGCGGAGACACCGGTACAACAAACCAGATAAACGACGGTACCGAAACCCGTCCCAAAAACGTAGCCCTTGTTTACTGCATTAAATACTAATAATATATGGCAACAAAAATTACTTCAGTAACATGTACATCTCTAACAGCTATTGATGGTACAGACTGTATAGGTGATACAAGACCTATTATTAACAATAACATTACAAATTTAGGAACCAGCTTGTGCACTCTTTCTTCTACTGTTGCAAGAATTGATACCTCCTTCAACCCAAATAACGTCGGATCTCTTGGCACGTTAGGCACATTAGTAGGTTCTCTTAGTGTTTTTAATACCTCCGGAAGCTATATAGGTTACGTTCCAATTTATCAATAATTTTGATAAATACATATAGATGGGAACCGTATTAACACCTATACTTACAGCTACAGCTAATACTCCTCAGACCTACAACGTTGGCATAGCTGAAACCTATTCCTGGATACCGGTCGTTGGAGACGCTCTAGGCAGACCTCTTTATGCAAGGGCTTCCTACATTACTAACTTTTCAGATATGTCGATCTATTTGTCGGCTTCTGAGTTGTCAATTGGTGCTGTTACTATAAAGGATAATAACTCAGGACTCAACGCTGACGTAGTCAATATTCCTGATTATGGTGCCGGGCTTCAAGTCCTTACACAAGACCTTCAATCTGACATTGATGATATAACAATTGGTGACAAACAAGGACATTATGCTGATGTAGTGCCGGAACTATCAGCTCTAAGAGTTAATGTAACTAATTTAAACGATTCAGCTAATTTAGATGCCTTTGGTCGTCTAAGAGTATCTCAAACTGAAACACTATTAGACGCTAAACATCTTCACGATAAGCTTCCTTTAGTGTTTGATGAAATTGTAAACGGAACTGCCACTTCTACCTTTTCAGCTGGGGAGTCGATGGTAGTAATGAAGACTCAGTCTGCTAACGATTATGTTATCCGTCAAACCCGGATCCATTACAATTATCAGCCTGGCAAAGGCTTGCAAGGGCTCTTTACCGGCACCTTTACACCTGAAACTAATATTATAAAAAGAGTCGGTTTAATGCAATCTCTATCAGCTGCTCCTTACAATATTGAAGACGGAATTTATTTAGAGGTTGTAGGATCAGGTCCGCGATTTTGTATAGCAAAGAATGCAACAACTACTCTCGTAGTACCTCAATCTTCCTGGAATGTTGACAAGTTAGACGGTACTGGTCCTTCAGGTGTTACAATTGATTTTACAAAAGCCCAAATATTTACCATTGACTATGAATGGCTAGGTATCGGTAGAGTACGGTTTGGTTTTGTACAGTCAGGTAAGACATATTATGCTCATTATGTTAATCACGCCAACGAACTAGTATCTCCTTATTTAAAATCTCCCAACCAACCTGTTCATTATGAAATCAGACAGACTGGAGCTGGTTCTGGATCTATGAATCATATTTGCTCTACTGTTATGATTGAAGGCGGAGAAGAAGACGTGGGTAAGCCAATTTCTATTAGTGACAATGGTATTACACTAGTAACAACAGAAGATAGACCACTCCTCTTTGTGAGATACAATCCTGATAAACTAGATTCTGTAGCATATGTAAAATCAGCTGAGGTCTTAAACGCTGGTAACAACCCCGCTCTTTATAAAATATATTATAACCCTAATATAACCGGTACCCAGCCAACCTGGATAGATGTACCTAACACAGCTATTCAATATGCCAATGGTTCAGCAACAACTCAAATTTCCGCTGGTCAAGTACTCTTTAGTAGCTTTATGGCTGCTGGTATTGGCGGCTCAACTACTGCAGAGTCATTACCTATTCCTGGTATCTTAGCTCGTCTAGGTTCTAGTATTAATGGCACCCCTGACGTTATAGTTCTAACGGGAAGAGGGGTAGGAGCTGGCACCACCCTTTACGGTGTAATGAATCTCTTAGAGAGAGCATAAATAATAACGCTATGGCAAAGTACACTACAAAGCGCACTTACACAAAAAAACCTACCGGAACTAAAAAGGTAGTCAAAAAGATTAAGAAAGAGGTTGTTGACGTTGTAGAGGCAGTTCAAGAAGCTCCTCAAGCAATCAAGAACGACTCTGTATCTCTTTGGCAGAAGGTTAAGACTTGGTTCAAAGACATCGTAGGTTAATATGTTGTTTGACTAGATACTTCTAGTTAAATAATATACAATGGCAACCCAGGCCTATATACCACAAAATCAAACTGGTCTTGTAAGAGCTGCAGCATCGGTACAGAAACCTGATAGAACCGATGTAATTGACTCTGTTTTAAATTTCTTTGGTGCCTCTGGCCCTATTCAGTCTACTGTATCAGGTCTTGATCAGTCTGTTACAGCTTTTGGAAACACTATAAACGGTGTTAATTTATCTGGGCAAATCAATGAAGATGTCTATAGACGTCTAAAAGCTCAATACGCTAACCTCTACGTAGCAACAGCGGTTCAAAGCATAGGGGGTCCCCTTGAAGGTCTAACAACAGACATTATTCAGTCTACTAACGCTGCTTCACAGCAAATTGCTCAAGCCCTTAAACCGGTATCCTCCTTTGTAGGTTCTACTCTAGGTACCCTGACAGGTATTATGGCTGATCCTATTGGAGGCACTCTCAACCTGCCTAACACTATTGGTTCAATGATGGACCGGCTTAACCCGTCCCTGAAGTCTAAGTACACGGCCACTTACGCCAAATACAATATCGACAAATTAGCTGAAATGCCGGGGCAGCTCTTTGGAAGTGCCCAGCAACTTGCAAGATCTGTTGACACAATTATTGGTCTTCCTATTGGAATTATAAACGATATCTATAAAGGATACACCCAGCTCATTGGACAATTTAATGACTTTATAAACACTCTATTTGAAGTATTACAAACTTTCTTTAATAGTATCTTAGATAATCTCTTTCCTGGATTACCTCAGTTCCTAAATCAGTTAACCGACTTTGCCAATCAAATTGGTGGTGTTGCGCAAATATTTGGAGCACAAACCCAGGTACTCGGCTTCACTAATCAAATTATTCAAGGAGCCAATCAGTTAAACTCCTTTATACAAAACCCTCTTGATCTGG